ACGGAACAATGTACATTATCCGCAGATCACGAACAGAACGAGAAAAAGCTGCTATGCTCAATTCGTGCTTGTCTGACTGGGGATATTAGTATGAGCAAAATAAAAAAGCCCGCACTGGCATGCGGACTAAGACGTGATACATCTTTATATATTTTTATATCTAGATTATATCACGTTTCAACAAAAATAAGAAACGGAGAACATTAAAAATGGATAACACGGATATTTATACAACTAAAACAGTGACTATTCCAATTGAAGAATATAAAGGGCTGATTGAACGCAAGTCGTTTATTAATCCTAAAAAAGTAGCTAGAGAAAAAACTCCTTGGGAAGAGTTGGATGAAGAAGTTCAAGAGTTCTTTACCTCTCCAAATGGTCGCATGCACCTTAAATGCTTAAATGCAATCGTAACTGGTCTATCTTGTACAAGTCTTTATAAAACTTGGCGGACAATGGTAACTCTTCATTCTGGTTCATATACAAGATGGTACACAAATCAGGATGTCGATACTGCTAGAGAGATTTTCGAAGAAATGAAAGCATGCATTAGATAGAAACGGAGAACATTATGGAATTACAATTAGTCCCTTTGGACAATGAAACAGGAGAAGTTCTTCAACTTAATCCTGAAATGCTTAAAAAGTTTGATAATAGTACCTTAACTAATCTTCTTTCAGCAACAAAAGGAATAGATAAATTAAAAAAAGAAGCTGAAAAAGAAGTCAAGAAACGCCTTGATGAAGGTCAACTATTTTCACGACTCTCTTATTCAAAACAACAATACACAAGAGTACTTGCAATGGATAACGCTGCTAAAATGGCTTTAATTAGAAAGTATGGGCTTGATAGTGTTGTTCCGTTGACTATTAATCAGTTAGAGAAAAAGTATGGAGAATCTATTTATGAGGATATCCAGCCTTATATTGTTGAAAATCCAAAAGCCCAGTCAATTAAATGGGATGCGTGAGGTTCGATAAATGAAGAATATAACTCAAAAGCTTATCAAAGTTCAATCTGAGTTAAAAGCACCCAAAGGACAGAAAAATACTTTTGGTAATTATAACTATCGGAGTGCAGAAGATATTCTTGAAGCTGTAAAACCGCTTTTGTCAGAACAAGGTCTATTGATGACAATCACAGATATTATCGAGCAGATTGGAGAACGTTACTATATTCAAGCTAAAGTTATCCTTACTGACGGTGAGGATACGGTCGAGGTTACTGGATATGCCAGAGAATCACTCAATAAAAAAGGAATGGATGATAGCCAGATAACAGGAACGGCTAGTTCATACGCTCGTAAATACGCCATGAACGGCTTGTTCTTGATTGATGACACAAAGGATAGCGACAGCAACGAAAATCGCACAGAACGCGAAAATAGGGCTAAAAAAGCCGATGTGGAAGTGGAACGAGAAAAGCAAGCCAAAATTGCAAAACTTAACGCTCAATATGAAAGAGCTTTGAAAGCTGCTAATGATAACGAAGCACCTATGGAGCTTTTAACTAAATGGAATAAATTACCAAAATCTGCAGCTCTTAAAGAAATTGCAGAATGGATTAATGAAAACACGGAGAAAAAATAATGAGTATTATAACTACAGTTGTTCAAGTTAACGATAAAAATACTAGAACAGTCAATACGCAAAAAGGTGAAAAGCAAGTGATTAGTACACCTATTATTAAAGATTCAACAGGTAAGTGGGTATATGCCTCTGCATTTATTAATTTCAAAGTTGAGCCAGGCGATATTCTAACAATAAGTGGTCGAATTGAGCAAAAAGAAGATGGTCAATATTTGAATAATAATTTTGCTTTCCCTACGGTGGAACGCTTGTATAAACCCAAAGGGGCAGCTTCAACTTCATACCCAGCTAAAGATATTCCAAATATTGGCGAAGATATGGAAATCAACGATGAAGACCTACCATTCTAATAAGTGCTGGAGGGTGGCGTAACGAGCCGTAAAGTCCATGAGTATTCAGTGCCTGCACATAAACACTCATCGCCAGCTTTTAATTTGAAAAATAAAACTTGAAATAAATATAGAAGAAAAGAGAAGAAATGAAAGAAGCAATCGAAAATTTTGTAATTGAAGTATTAAAAGATCCAAAAACAAAAGAAAACCCAGAAATGGTTGGAGCCATCTCTAGGTTGATTAGTGAAGTTACTAGTTATCCTGGGTTTTAACTTTTTCCAGTTCATCACATAGTTTTTTGAAAGTTTTTGCTGCAATCTCTGGATTTAAATGTTTGAGGTTAGGGTTTGCGAAATATCCACTTAACATTATTGCAGCAAGTTCTTCAGTACTTTTAGACATAATAATTTTCCTCCTTTAGGGAAATTATAGCACAAAAAAATATTCAAAATAAATACTCCACAGAAAGGGGAAGTGTGGCAAAAACAAGCAAAAATAAAATATATTTCTGGTTAAAACTTGATGAAAACTTTTTCAAAAATATAGTAATAAAAAAAGCAAGAAAATCTGCTGGTGGAGATACAATGGTGCTCATTTATCAGCGCATGATGCTGCAGTCGTTAAGTAATGAAGGTGTTCTTTATTATGAAGGAGCACTTGATAATCTTTCTGAAGAATTATCGCTTAGCTTGGATGAAGATGTTGAAAAAATACAAATGACTTTAGCTTTCTTTTCAAAATATGGATTGATACAAATTGATGAAGAACAAAACGCCGAAATGTTACAAGTTCATGCGATTGTAGACCAAGAAACAGACTGGGCTAGATATAAGAGAAATCAAAGATCCAGCCAAAAATTGGACAATGTCCAATCAGTGTCCAATACTTGTCCAACAGAGATAGAGTTAGAGAAAGAGAAAGATATAGAGTTAAAGAAAGATATAGAGATTAGAGATATAGATTCAAACTCTTTACTTTCAAAATTTCTAGATACTTTCATTAATTTTTCAAGTAAAAACCGTTCAAAACGTGCTGTGGCAACTGCTGAGTTTATAAAACTCCCTTCTTTTCAAAGAGAACAGGCAGTTATTGGGGCCATGAACTACATACAGTCTTATAAAAACGAGCATCCTGATGATGAAACTGGTCAATATAGTGTAAATGCAGTTAATTTCTTGTCCAACATGATGTTCATGGATTACCAAGAAGAAGTGAAAGCAGATACTGGATATGATGAGGATTTGGGATTCTAGGAGGAATATATGCAGTCAATGGCAGATGGAATCCGAGAGTTCCATAAAAAGAGAGAAGTTAAAACAGGTCTATTTTGTGAAAAACATCAACAAACCGAACTTGTTAGATATAAACATCCAGTAATTACAGATTATGACCCGTTGATTCATGGCGAGTTAGTTGATGGTTTGCAGGTAACCTCAATGAGTTATTGTACAGAATGTGCTAAAGAGGGAATATACCAACATCACCAACAATCAAGTGCTGAAATAAAAGCAAATGAAGATTTCTTGAATAAAAGTAAGTATGGAAAATATAGCTTGCTTAAAACACAAAGCCTTGTGGGCAAGAAATCGCTCTGGTTTGCACGTTTCAATACTTTTAAGGTAAATGGATTAGAAGAGCAAAATGTGTTGAATCAAGCCCAAAGAATAGCCAGAGAGTACACTCAAGGACAAAGATTTAACACTGTGTTTGTTGGCGGAGCTGGTAGAGGGAAATCTCACTTAGCAATGGCCATCTTGCAAGAAGTTAATGAGAATCTCAAAGATGATAAATTCTCAACACTATTTATCAATATTAGTGAATTGATTCGAGAGATAAAAAATAGTTGGAATTACTCTGATACTAAAGCAGAAGAGGAACGACTGACAACATTAATGCGAACAGTTGATTTGCTTGTTATTGATGATTTAGGAACTGAAAGCACATTTTCTAAAGATAATAGCTGGGTACAAGGTGTTATTTACAATATTTACAATGCAAGAGAAGGCAATACGATTATCACGTCAAATCTTACTGGTAAAGAAATGCGTTCATCTTATGACGATAAAATAGTTTCTCGTATCATGGAAGGCTCAAAAAATAGCGTGGTTAAATTTGAGGGAATTACTGACAAGAGGAAAAGTAAATGAAAACAATAATCATTGAGCAGTGGGAAAACGAACATTACCCACTTGGAAGAATTAAAAAGCAGAAGCTGGCAGAGAAAACTGAGCATGAGATTATTTTTATCCTTAATCGCATGGCTCAGATGCCTGCAATTGCTAGATTTGGAGAAGTAAGTGAAGTTTGAATTTGAATTGGATAAAATGCCAACTACTCAGCAGCAAAAAGGCATAAAAAAAGTGAAAGGGAAACTTCAATTCTATGACCGTAGAGGAACAAACAACTACAGTCTTAAAGCTCAACTCATGAAAAATAAACCGAAAGAGTGCTTTGAAAAAAACGTTCCTTTGAAGCTATCCGTTACTTTTTTCTACGCTATCAAGCAAAAAAAGCGTTGGTGGCAATGGAAAACAAGCAGACCTGACTTAGACAATCTTATGAAGAACTTACAAGATTATATGACTAAGTTGCGCTATTACAGTGACGACAGCCAGATTGTATGGCTTGAAGCTAAAAAAGTTAATGACGAGAAAAACAGAATAGAAATTGAAATTACAGAGGTGTAAATAAATGAGCGGAAAAACATACGATTTAAAAAATGAAATTGAAGCACGAGGACTTTTTGACTTACAAGATGAAAAAATTAAGAATCTCAAAAAAGAGCTTGACGATTGTATCCAAACTTTAATTAGTGTCAGTATCCTAGTAAACGGTGATGAAAATATTGTGATAGGGAATTTTGTTGACTCTAGGCTTTCAAAGTTTGCTAAGACTCATGAAAATGTAACTAAGTATATTGAAAAAGTAGCTGGAAAGAACATTGATGTTGTACTAGCTGAAAATGCTGCTTTAGAAGAAGCTGAAATCGTACTTAAATCAGAGTATGAAAAGCTCAAAGACGATAATGAAACCATGAAAAAGGCACTGAAGGTCATTTATAATCTACCTGAAGATGATGGAATTATCAGCATTGAGGAGTATCCATCACAAATTAGATACTATGCTAAAAAATCACTCGCAGAGATTGGAGAAAAAAATGATTAAAACAAATTATGACACTTTGAAAAAGCTGCATGGATTGGCAAGAAATAATAATTTCAACGTTAACCACAAAGACTTGTCTGTGAAAATCAGCGGTCGAACTAAGCACAATCACGAACTTTCTAAGCTTTACTTAGATATTTGCAATAAATACAACCACTCAAAGCAAATGAAATAGAAAGATTTATACAAAATACTTGAAGAATTGATTCAAGGTTTAGCAATTGAACTTTAATAGCTCTAATTCATGAAAATTACGGTTACATTGAGCGCTTAAACCATTTCACGGATAATTTATCACGAACTAGGCAAAAGCGCTTAGAAGCTAAAATGTGAGGTGTTAGTATGACAACGCAAAAAGAAAAAAATGTCCTAGATTTTAAAGACAAGGATATCTTGAAGAATCATAAAGTTGCTGATAAAGACGACGAATGGTTTCATGAGCAATGGAAAAATAAACTAAGTGAATTGAAAGAGGCAGGAGGAAAAAATGGTAGTTAAAGTCTTTGATGCTTATATTGAAGGCGAAAAAAAAGCAACTGGAACAATTGACGAGATAGCCGATTACTTTGATGTTTCCCGCAACTCTATCTCATTATGGATAAAGAATGGGAAAGACCCTAAAAAAGCTAACCCTAAATATAAGCACGCTATTTTAAATAAAGAAAAAACTAAAGAGCTTATGGAACAAAAGAAAAAAGAAGGACGCAAACTTCCCGCTTCTGTTTATGATTATTATGACAAAGGGGAATTCATAATGACAGGAACTGCTCGAGAAATTTCTCAATTTTTAAATATTAGCAAAAATAACGTATATTCATATGTCCAAGCTGGTAAGCACGCTTTTGATTACAGAAAAACAAGAAAACATGCGATTTTAAACGAAGCAGAAACTAGAAAAAGATTTCCATTGCTTTCAGTCTCATCAAAAGAAGAACTTATTGAAGCAAAAGAAAAAGAACGTAGAAAACATGAAACAAAAGAAGAACGTAGATTGCGAAGAAATATCAGAGCGCAAATAGCAATCGAAAACTCAAGAAAAGAAGAATTAGGATTATAGGAGCAGCTAGATGAAACCAAAATTAAGAGCTTGGGATAAACAAGATGAGCGTATGAGTTATGGAGAGGTTGAATATTTCGACGATAGCATTAATTATCGTTTTGACCATTTCTG